AATAAGCTATATGCCCAGAATGAAGAGGGTCAAAACCTCCAGTAACCAGTACTATACTAGACATATTCTAACCTTTACAAATATCTAAAATGTTTCTAATTTGAGACTCTTTTTCATCTAACTGTTCTTGATTTTGCTTATGTAAAACAGTAGCAGCAGCTCTAACAGCTGTCGACTGTAAGCCATATTCTTCTTTTAAATGTTTTACTCTTTTATTAATTTCATCTCTGGAACTTTCTATTGCTGCTAGGAAAGACACAATAATATCTAGCTGCTCTGCTACATCTTCTGGATTAATAGCCTTAATAGGTTTTTTCACATCTTTATTTTCTGACATAGTTATTCCTTATTTTTTAGGTTTGTATATTAGTTTTGCTAAATTAAATAGAAAAATTCCTATTTTTCTTCTAATTCTATGAGATAATTTATTATTCTTAGTATTTATACACTCTATTAACTCTCCTATAAACATTCTAACGTCTAATGAGGTAACATTACTATCTATATACATAAATACATATTTACCTTTTATAATAGGTTTATACTTAGTACTTTTTATTCCTTTAAATATTTTAAGTAAGTTATCGGGTGCGTGTATTTTTAAATGTGTCCAGCTTTCTCCAGATAATTGCTCTATTTGAAACTTACCTAGCTTTTCTAGATTTCTTACTAAGTTTCTAGCAATTATTTCTCGTTCTACTTGTCCTGGAACTTCTGGGTTTCTGAATAAATATTTAGTCATCAATAACTCCTCTAATAATCACTATCGTGTATATATAATTGAAGTAGCGTATAGTGTAATATTTTCATTAAGTCTTTACGAGCGTCTGCTGCAGTACCCTTCTTACCGTATCTATTAGAATATTTATCTATGCTTCCCATGCAAAAACCTGTTCCATGTCCCCTATCAATAATTACTTCAGTAGATTGAAATTTATTATTAGAATAGTGTTGACCATAAGTGGAATCAACGTACTTTTTAAGCTCTTTTATATATTGATCTTCATTAAATTTATAGTCTATCATATTGCTACTAAAGGCTCTCCTGCTAGCTCTTCTTCCTCTTTTATAAAATTGTAAAAACCTAATACAGCTACTTCTTTATGTTTAGCTTCTATATCAAAGTCTGCATACTGTAACATAGGTACATGATTTGCCATAAGTTCTTCGTCCCAAAATACTTCTGAGTGCGCGTTAGGTTTCATCCAATATGCAGAATTTTCTGGTGGAAAAGATTGAGATACATGAAATAAAGGTCTAACGCCTTTCCAAGATTTTACAGCTTCAGTAAAATACTCATGCATGTAAGTAATATGTTCTACATCTCTAATTTTCCTATTAACGGTTTTACCTTCTAGTACGACTTTTTCTGACTCTCTCATTCTATGGCACGCATAGTGATGAGTATCTAAACAACAACGAATAGGTATGCGCTTAGACAATTCTAGGGTGTGTCTTATATCATATCCATTAGGTTTATCTTCGTTTTCTACGGTTAGACATTGTTGAGCATAGTCAGATAAGTAAGGAAAATTAGTAGCAAAACGCTTTATACCGTCTTCATGCTTTCCTCCATAAAGACCTTGAAGATGAATGTTCATAACAAAGTCTTTAGCCGGTAATCCCATCAAACTTCCATATAGAGCATGATATTCTAAATCTTTAATAGAATTTTCTACTACTTCGGCTTTATTAGAGGCTAGAACAGTATATTGACCAGGATGTACACTCAGTCTTACTTCATGTTTTTTTGCTAGCCTGCCGCACTCTTCTAATATAGCACAAATATCATCCCAAATTTCTTCATACCAAGGCTTAGTAAAATCTAGAGTATAGCACGGAAAAAGCTCTGAAGATATTCTCCAAGCTCTTAGATTTTTAGGTTGTGTAGGAAAATAATTTTTTAACACAGATAAAAGCTGATTACAGTTATGCAAAGCTTTTTGTTGTACTCTTTCTTTTCCGCCTTCTTTTAGTGCATAAGTTTTAGTAGTAGTTCCAAAATTGTAAGCTTTAGCTTTTACTTTATCGTGAAACTGACAGCACTGAGAGATTCTCCAGTCTTCACTAGTTTTATTGAAATATTCCATTGTGTATCCTATATGGTTATACTATATAATACTTAATAAAAAAGTAAGTGTCAAATTAATTCTATCATTGAGAATCTCCAGGAGACACCCTATAATTGTCTTCTACGCTGTCAGGAGTACTAACTTCTAATATAGTCCCTTCTTTTAAACATTCTAATTGATGAGGGCTGCAAGGCTCATTATGCCAAGTGTCCCCCTCTTTAATTTTTGTACTTATCTTAGAAGCGTCAAAAGTATTAATCCAGTGAACTATGAACTCACCCTCTAATACGTACCAAGTCTCTTCTTTATCTTTATGAAAATGCATAGAAAACTTAGCACCCTCATTAAACTTCATCAGCTTGCCACAATATTTATCATTTGTAGCCCAAATAAGTTCGTGACCCCATCCTTTTTTTACAAAACCTTCAAGTCTCATTAAAAGCCCTTTCTATATCTAATTGATTTATAACATACGTTCCAAAGTGTTCTACTGAGTAAGATGCGAGTTTATTTGCTAAGTCTATAGAATCATGAATAGACTTAAAGCTGTTTAATACTGCAAGAGAGGCTAAAAATACATCTCCTGCTCCCGTAACATCATGAACTTTTACAGGAGAAGGTCTAGAAAATACCCCCTCGCATACTGAACCTTTAGATCCTAAAGTTACTATTTTAGTAGAAGATATTGGTAGATTATAACTGCTAGTGTCTTCATACTCATTTATTTTTATAATAGAGTTTGGAAAACAACTTAAGTCTTCTTTTTTAGTGTCTACATACACTTTATGTTTGAATTTCTCACATACTAGTTTGGCAGTATCAGGTGTTAGTAGCCCTTTGCAATAGTCAGAAATTATGACTATATCATAATCCTCAGAATTCATCACTTTAATATTATAGTCTACCAAAGAAGAAACAGAATCTCCTATATCTTCTCGTAGTAGTTGTTGATTAGATTTTATATCTATAAATCTTCTTTTAATAATTTTAGAAGTATTAGTTATCAAATCTATTTTAGATATGTTAAAAGCTTTAACATTATTTTTAACATTAGCAGCCATGCCTTCTACAGTATTCAGTTCTTTAAAGTGTATAACAGGCACAGGAGCCTCTGGAGATATTCTAGTTACAGAACCTAGTCTATACTCGTCTAGACAAGATTCACCTATTATTAATATTTTTAATGATGTTAGTTGTTGAGTATCTAGTGTCTCGTTCATAAAATATAACTTTCTTTACAAAATCTTCGCCTACAATATTTTTATACTTATATTCTTCTCCAATGACTAGTAAGTCTGCATTATAAGTATCAAATATAGAACATAAATCGTCATCAGAATCAAAAGATATTACTGATGTTACAGGTTTTAAAGCACTTATAATTTTAGATCTAATGGCTAAAGTGTTTATAGGCCTGCAAAGACCTTTATTTTTTCTTACTCTATCATCGCTGTCTAGACACACTATTAACCTATCTCCTAATGTAGAAGCATAATTAAATAAATCTATATGACCAGGATGTAGTATATCATAACATCCATTAGTGAAAACTGTTATCAATATAAAATCCGTAAGCTTTATAGTTAATTGTTAACTCTGTATTACTAGGTATAGTATTTTTAGTAATTATTAAATCATTTTCTGAATCATAATTAAGATTAGGAGAATAAGAATGATTAATATAAAACCTAAAATCTATTGAATTATAGCCTTTAGAAGGTATATTCATACCATTATTAGTTATTTTAAATGTTTTTTTATAGGTAGAAAGAATATTATCATCTAATTTTTTCAATATAAAATTATCTAATTTTTCCCATTCTATAGGAGAAAAAATAACTATATTTTTTGGTATCTCTTTCAGAGCAAAAACACCCACACCATGAATAGGTGAAGGTGCTAATTTACAAAAAACATTGTTAAATGCTTCTAAAGTTAAGTATGAGTTACTCATTTACATGATTATTTCTATAGAAGCTTCTTGATTAGCTATATCTTTAATTTTTGTCATGTGTACGTCTTCTATATAAGAGTGTTCACTAACTAAATTCATTTGTTCTGCTAAACTAATAATCATATCTGCGTAGTGTTGAGCTTTATCAACTGAGTCTTGATCTGCAGCTCCCATAGCTATAATTTGTTTTTCTCTTTTAAAAAACAAGTCATGTAGCATAGCAGCCTCTACTACTAGATGAATCATATCTGTTTTATTAGTAATATCAGAGTACAACTCTTGGGCGCTCGGACATATATCAAAATGTTTAGTTACATATTCTCCAACCTGTACAGATTCATTTTCTGTATGCTCTTTAGTATTTACATAGTCTAAAACAACACTTGAAGATTCCATGTGTACTAAATAGTCTCTAGAACTATTCATATATGCTGAACAAACAGCTAGCTTATTAGTCCACCAAGTAGGTAAAGACGCTTCTGAATTAGAGGGTAAAGCAGCTAATATTTCTTGAGAATCTTCAATAATCATATCACACATTCTTCGAGAGGAAGATACATCTGTATGTCCATTTTTATTTATTTTCATTTTCTAGGACCTCCTTTTTTAGGTGACTTTTTAGAACCTCCTGCTCCTGCCCATAGTTTTTTTCTTGCCCAATAGTTAGCAGAAAATTTATCATCTTTAGTAAGTCTTCCTGATTTATCTTTAATTCCTGCACTTCTTTGAAGATAGTTCTTTCTAGCTTCTTCAGAATAATTATGTCCATAGTCTTTATGACCGAACCTGACTACTTTTATTTCATCACCTTTTTTTGCTAGTACAACCTGTTTGTGTTTTGAAGAAGAGGTATTTCTTTTAGGTTTGTTAAACCCTGGATAGCTTTCCCCTCTGTATTCTATTCTTCCACTAGGCAGTCTTCTAGCATCTTTTGCTTTTGCCATAATTATCTCCTTATTTTAACACATATTAACCTAGCTAGCAAAGTAATTATTACTTTTCTAAATGTTTTATGCGTGTCTCCATATCATCTATTTTTTTTATAAGACCAACAGGAAGCTTAGCTCTCCAAGCGTCTTTTGGTTGTTGTAACCAACTCCATCCTAATTTAATTATCAAGATATCTAATATTATATCTATTTTTGAATAACACCATAAACCTAACCTAGTAGTACTAATATAGGCTACAAATATAGCACCAAAAATACTTCCTGCTAAAGCAGTATATAACCATAATCTGTCTGAAGACATACGTTCAATCATATCCCACATAAATATTTATTCACTTTTCCATATAGTCCATATACCCCAAGCAATAGCTGCATAGGCTACTAAGTCTATAGGCATCATAAGCATAACTATTCCGGTAGCTATTAAAGCAGCGCCATCCCATGAAGTTCTTTCTTTTAGTTTTGACTTTATCCATGATAATGTTCTAGTAATCATAATGATTCTCCTTTATTTTTTAGACTTTCTTCTTTTTCCAGAAGACGTCACAGACCATTTTACTTTTTTACGGCCTTTTTTCTTAGAAGCTTCTTGTTTTGTTATTCTAGAAGCTACTGCTTTAGGTCTACAAGCAGGATATTTTCTCTTATCTTTTTTTCCTGAACGACCACAAGGCTTACCTGTTTTAACATCTACCCATTCTTCTGAAAACCATTTACCTAATCCGCCCTTAGCCACTTTTTTTTCTCACTTTATTAGTAGGTGCACCTTTCCATTTACCGCCCTTAGACTTATACCATTTTGCGGCCCACGCATTAGCATATGCTGAAGGATAAACATTAAATTTCTTTTTTGCCTCTGTTTTAGCTCTTGACCATAGGCTTGGGTTAGTTGGTTTTGCTGCCATGTATTGTTCCTTTTTAAACGGGTTGTATGTAATAACCCTTTCTTATATTAGATAAATGACCATCTGCTTTATATAAAAAAGTATCAGAATGTAGATTGCCTATAAACTTTAAGTGATGGTACTCAGAATAATCTTTACCTTCCCATACAGGTATTATTTTTGTTCCTATTGGTAAGTCCCATATGTGA